ACCCAATGCCGGGTGAAAAAGTGCACAAGTTCTTTGTCGATATGCAAGCCACTCCCCGACCAGTTGTCGAAAAGGTGTGGAAACTAACACGTCCGGTTCAGAACAAATAACCGTGATTAGAATTTCTTTGACAATTAAGTATAAAAGTGCTAAAATAAGTTTAACGGAGTAAGACATGACTGTAGAATCTGCTAGTTATATTAGCCAACTTAACTCTTCAAACCCCTCTGCTAGTGATCCCTTATCTGAGGGTGACGACCATCTTCGCTTGGTCAAGTCTGTTCTTCAAACGCAATTTCCTGGCCTTGCAACTACTGCTGTTACCCAGACTTCCGCACAGATGAACAAACTAGGTTTCCCTGTAGGTTCTGTCATCATGTATGCATCTAACAGCATACCTAGCACACAGACTATCAGTGGTATTAACGATTGGCTCCTCTGTAACGGTTCTGCATTTTCTACTTCTACCTACTCTGCTCTGTATAATATTATAGGCAACGTCTTTGGTACAAGTGGTTCAGATTTCTTAGTACCTGATTTCAGAACATTTTCTCCTGTAGGTGTAGGAACCAGCTTTGTCTTAGGCACAGCCGTTACTGCCAGTGCTGAAGCAGGAACAGATAAAATTAAACTACAGCCTATAAATTTTATCATAAAGACATGATTACATACAGAGGTGAAAAGTTCTCAGGGTATAACAAACCTAAGAGAACTTCAGGTAAGAGTAAAAAGTTTGCAGTATTGGCAAAACAAGGAGACTCTATAAAGCTAGTGCGCTTTGGTGATCCTAACATGACTATAAAAAAAGAGCAGCCTAAGCGTAGAAAGAGTTTTAGGGCTAGACATAAATGCGATACTAGTCCTCCCGGTAAACTTAGCGCACGATATTGGTCGTGCAAAAAATGGTAACAAAGGAAACATTATGAAAGAATATGCTAGCCCTAAAATGGGAAAAGTTGGTAACCGTCCTGTCCCCTCTAAAGGTGGTAACACGGAGCCTTCCAAAGGGAGTGGTAATCGCATGGGTGGGAACATCTTCGGTAATTCTAAATATGCCGGAACCGATGGGACTATTCAGAAACACAAATGAACTCTAAAGAACAAGCAAACCAAGCTGGTTTAATTTTAAATAACGAAGCTTTTAAACTTACCTTGGAAAGGCTTAATAACGATCTAGTAATTCAATGGAGCATGTCTCAATCTTTAGAAGAACGAGAAACATGCTGGATGAAATTGCAAGCTTTAGGCTCTATTGTAGATGATCTAAAAGCTGTTATAGACGATCACAAAATTGAGAACACAGAAAGGTAACTACAAATGAGTGAGGCACAGACCAATCCCGAAGGGGAAGTCACCGAGCCAGAGCTTAATATGTTCGATGTCATGTTTGGAAGTGATGAAGACACCAATCCAGAGCAAACTATCGAAGAACCCTCAGAGTCTGAAGAGTATGAAACAGAAGCCGCTGAAGAGGAATATGAAGCGACGGAAGATGAAACAGAATATGAGGAAAGTGACTACGAGGTAGACGAAGAAGTAGTTGAGACAGAAACCTCCCCCAGCTACACTGTTAAAGTTGATGGTGAAGAAGTAGAGGTTAATCTTGAAGAGCTACGGAACGGTTACCAGCGGCAAGCGGACTATACCCGTAAATCGCAATCTCTAGCGGAGCAGAGAAAAGCTTATGAAGCTAATCTCCAAGCTGTTACACAAGAGCGTGAACAGTATTCTCAGCTTCTAGGTAACATGGCCCAGAACCAGAATGCAGAGCTATCTCGCTATGCAGATATAAACTGGGCTGATCTTAAAGACACTGATCCTATGGAATACATGGAGAAGCGTCTTGAGTACCAAGAAGCTAAGGAGAAGATTTCTGAATTGCAGAACGAGCGTGTGCGCGTTCAGCAGCAGAATGAAACAGATATGGGACAGATGCTACAGGAGAAACTTCAGAAAGAAGCTGAACTTCTCTCTAAAGCCCTGCCCGAATATACTGAACCAGGTTCTAACTTCAAGGACGAAGTACGTAACTACGCCCTTAACTTAGGATTTTCTCCACAGGATATTGATGGAATAGCTGACCACCGTGTAATCTTAGTACTGCATAAAGCTATGATGCAGGATAAGGTTTCCAAAACCCCAGCTAAGAAATCTAAGTCTGCTCCTAAAGTCGTCAAAGCCGGAACTCCCCAGACAAAAGCTCAACGCTCTCGTCGGACAGTTCAGGCTAAGCGAGAGAGATTGTCGAAAACAGGTAATCAACGTGATGCTGCAAATGTTTTTCTGGACTTTATCTCTTAACCTTAGAAGGAACTAAATTATGGCACAGCCAGCCGGTGTGTTTGTTACATTCTCAGCGAAGGGTCTTCGTGAAGACCTTGAGAATGTTATCTACGATATCTCCCCGACCGAAACGCCCTTTATGTCTATGGGCGGACGCGAAGATGCGGTTGCAGTTAACCACGAATGGCAGACGGATGCTCTTGCAGCCGCTGGCAATAACCACCATGAAGAGGGTGTGACGCTTGCTGCTGCTGAGCCGACCCCTACGACTCGCCTTGGTAACATCTGTCAGATTAGCCTGAAGACGACGCTTGTCTCTGGTACTCTGGATGCTGTATCCAAAGCTGGTCGTAAAGAAGAGCTTGCGTACCAGATGTCCAAACGCGCTAAAGAACTTAAGCGTGATATGGAACGTGCATATGTTGGTGTTAATCAGGCTAAGACGGCAATGGCTGCGGACACGACTGTTCGTAAGCTTGGTTCGCTTACTTCTTGGGTATCGACCAACGTCAGTGCTGGTACTGGTGGTTCAGGTGCTGGTAACGGCGCGGCTCGTACCGATGGTACGGCTCGTACCTTTACTGAAACGCTGCTGAAAGCGTCTATCCTTACTGCGTTTGACAATGGTGCTGACATCAAGTATTTGATGATGGCTCCTTCGCAGAAGCAGACGTTCTCTAGCTTCGTTGGTGTCGGTGCGGCGGGTGGTGCGTCTAACCGCATTGAAGCCAATGATCAGCGCATCATTGGTGGCATGGACGTGTACGTTAGTGACTTTGGTGAAATGGCCGTTGTCCCTAACCGCTTCCAGCGTAGCCGTGATGTCTGGATGCTTGATCCTGAGTACTATGCAATTGCATATCTTCGTCCGTTCCTACAGCGGGAAGTTGCTAGCACGTCTGATGGCGAGCAGCGTGCAATCATTACTGAGCATACTCTTGTTGTCAAAAACGAGAAAGCTCTTGGCGCAGTCTACGATCTGTCGTAAGGCTAGGACTAAAGGGGGAGAGCATTTTGTTCTCCCCCGTTCTAACTAAGAGGCATTCCATGAACGATCCAGTTAAGACTAAATTCCACTACGATCATAGCACAGACAACGTTGTCCTAGAAAATATACAGGACGTAAAACCGTTGCTAGAGCTTAACAAAAAAGAACTTAACAACGACTCTGCATATGGTCCGCAGCTGAACAACGGTATGCGTAAAGTAGCCAGCATCCCTCTAGTCATTATTGAAAAATGGAAACGTGAATTAGGCGTTGATATTTACAATAAAAATGATTGGCCTAAAATTAAACAACTTCTTAATGACTCTGATAATCGTTTTCTACGTACACATGAAAGCCAACTGTAATGGCATTATCAACGTACTCAGAGCTACTGACCACTATAGCAAGCTATCTTAACAGAGATGATCTTACAGATATTATTCCTACGTTTATTACCTTAACGGAAAATCGTTTAAACAGAGAGCTTAAATTACGCGCTAATATGGTACGGGCACAGACCGTTACTACAGCAGGTCAAGCTTTCTACGATCTACCAGATGATTTAATTGAGCTTCGTAATATTACCTACGACAGTAGCTCACAGAGTTTTGCCCTGCGCTACCTTTCTCCTGAGTCTGTTAGCAGAGAGTACGGTACAATAGTAAACGGACAACCTAGGGCATATACAAATTTAGGTAACAATCTTAAACTTAGCCCGACACCCGATGCCGAGTACAGTATTAACATAAATTATTTTTCTACTCTTCGCACTCTTTCCGACAATGTTCTTACCAACGATGTACTCGCCCAGTATCCTAGTTTGTATTTATTTGGTTCTTGTTTTGAAGGGGCGTTGTATCTTAACGATACAGAACAGTCTACTAGATTTGGCTCAATCTTTGAAAAAACTTTAAGCGATGTTGAAAGAGCCGAAGAATCTGCTCGTTATAGCGGAACTGTTATGACTACTAGTATTCAAGGTGATCCTGGTTCTCTCATACGTAGAGGTGCATAATGGCTACCAATTGGGTTATAGATAATTTTTGCATAGTTCAAGAAAATGGTGGAAACATATATACTGAGGACGGGTTTGGTCTGCTAGCTCTTCAAGAACATGAGTCTACTATATGGGTAGAAAACACGGAAACTGGGAATGGCTAAACAAGTTTTTGATGTAACTGCCTCTGCACAGTCTCGTTTTTCTGTTAATAAAGACCTGTCTCCTTATGACATGCCCCCTACACTTTTTAACGATGGTGTTAACGTCCGTTTCCTAGACGGGATGGCTGGTAAAATTCTGGGACACTCTCAAGTCTTGGGAACACCTACTGCTGCTCCTTATTGGGCCATAAGCTGGCTACAGGGTGCAGCAAACTTGTGGATATATGGAGGGTTAACAGGCCTTTTTAAAATCAGTGGAACTACCCACAGCACCGTTACTAGGTCATCAAGCGCTTACACCACGTTGTCAGGCACTACCAACAACTGGCAGGGTGGTGTCCTAGGTGGCGTTCTTGTCTGTACTAACGGCCTAGACGTTCCCCAGAGCTTTGTACAAACTGGAACAAAGTTTACTGACCTTTCTGATTGGCCTTCCACACTGCGCTGCAAGACCATTGTACCATTTAGAAATCATATGGTAGCACTGAACCTTACAGATAGTGGTACAGCTAAGCCCTTTACCATCCGGTGGAGCGATGGTATTCCTGCCGGTGCTAGCACTAACGGTACTAACACTTGGAACACTGCTAGCACAGCCAGTGAATCAGCAGAGACTTCCCTGACAGGTACCAAGGGTCACGTTTTAAATGCTGTACAACTGGGTAACGAACTTATCGTATACAAAGAAGACAGTATTTATGGTTTGAATTATGTAGGTGGTTCTTTTACCTTTAACATAAGAGAAAAGTTTAAAGACACTGGGCTATTCAGTAGGGACGCTGTAGTAGACTTGGGAGACGGGCGTCACGTTATGGTAGCTACCAATGATGTACTAATCCATAACGGTAACACGATAAAAAGTGTTATAGACGACAATATGAAAACATTTTTGTTCAGTGAAATTGATTCTACTTATTTTTATAAAACGTTCTTAGCGCATAATAAAATTAAAAATGAAGTTTGGATATGTTATCCTAGAACTGGGGCGTCTAATGGTTTTGCTAACACAGCTTTGATCTGGAACTATAGAGACAACACTTGGACTACCCGTGATCTTCCTAATTTAAACTTTGCGGCTAAAGGGCTAGTAGACCCCGGCCTTACGAACACTTGGGGAGCTAGTACAGGTATATGGGAAGCTACTACTCTTGCTTGGGCGCAACAGGAATACAACCCTTCTATTGATTCTTTGTTAATGTGCGGTACAGAAATTAACAAATTCTACTTGGCAGACTCTGGTACTACCTTTGACGGTACTAACTTCTTGACCACCCTTGAACGCAGGGGGTTACACGCTGGTCGCACAGATGCTGTTAAGGCAATAAGCAGAGTGTACCCCCGCATTGAAGGAACTGGCGTTGTTAACATCAGCATAGGAGCAGAGCTACATCCTTTTGCTGGTGTAACTTATAGCCCTGCTGTTCCCTTTATTATAGGTACAGACAGTAAGGTTGATTGTAGAGTACGTGGTAGGTACATGGCTATCAAGATAGAAAGCGAAGCTGTTACACAATTTAGGTTATCTGGTTATACGGTAGAATCAGAAGTAGTGTCTGACCGATGACAAGAGAGTTTCTAAGATTTGATCCTACACTTTGTCCTCAAACGATAGAAGACATACCTAGGTTTATAGACAACATGTTGCTAGAAATTAGACCTGTCTTGGACTTGGTACGTGACGGACACCTAGATGTAACCACAGTAG